AAATAGGTGGTTGGAAACAATTAGGTGAAAGTAATCTAACTGGTGCAGGACGTGGTCTTCATCATTATGTAAATAGCCTAGGTAGAAAATACGCAATCATAGGCACAAACAGAATTTTATATGCATATTCAGGAGGTGTATTTTATGACATACATCCAATTAAATCTACAAACACATTAACAAGTGCATTTACCACGACTAACGGATCATCAAGTGTTACAATAACATTTGGTAGCGCTCATGGTATAAGTGCATCTGACATTGTATTATTAGATAATTTTTCTACAATTACAGATTCTAACTTTGGCTCATCAGATTTTGATAATAAAAAATTTATGGTGACTACTGTACCAACATCTACAACGATCACTATTACTATGCCATCAAACGAATCTGGATCTGGTGCAACTACATCAGGTGGTATTAGAGTTCAACATTATTATACAGTGGGTCCAGCTGTGCAAGCAAAAGGTTTTGGTTGGTCGTTAGGAACTTGGGGTGGTGAAGAGGTAGGAGCTTTTACTACAACATTATCAGGTGCAATAAATGCATCTGTTACAACTGGTATTACATTAGCGGACCCATCACAGTTTCCAGACTCTGGTACAAACTTTGTTTTAATAGGCACAGAAGAAATATCATACACAGGTATAAATGCATCTAACGAATTAACTGGTGTAACAAGAGGTGTAAGAAACACGACGGCTGCATCTCATGGTGCAGGAGATACAGTAACTAGTACAGCAAATTATGTAGCGTGGGGTGAAGCTGCATCTGGTGACTTAGTTCTTGAACCTGGTATGTGGTCATTAGATAATTTTGGTGACAAAGCAATTTGTTTAATTCATGATAGCGCTGTATTTGAATGGAACTCTGCTGCTACAAATGCAACAGATACAAGAGCTACAATTATATCTGGTGCACCAACAGCATCAAGACACATGCTAGTATCTACACCAGATAGACACTTAGTATTCTTTGGAACAGAAACAACTATCGGAGATACATCTACACAAGATGATATGTTTATTAGATTTTCAGACCAAGAAGATATAAATACATACACACCTACAGCAACTAATACAGCTGGTACACAAAGACTGGCTGATGGATCACAGATCAGAGGAGCAATCAGAGGTCGTGATGCAATTTATGT